TTTTGGAAACCCACTACGGTGGTATGCTTACCGGTGGTTATGGTCATCCTGTAACGCTCTCAACAGCTATGAACATAGGCAATCAGTTTGATGAGATTGCATTCTTTGAATCAATCACTAAAGCCGTAGGTGCGTAATGGAAACCAAAGAACTCTTACAACAATATGTTAAGGAACGGACGAAGGATTTGCCTTCGTATCCTGACATAGTTCAGAAGGGTATCGACACCATATCTGGTGAGATTCCCTTTAAACTGAAACTGGCTATTGTGCTGTCTGAGTTGATCACGTTTACCTCACATCTTCGTAAGCCTATTCGTCTTTACGATGGCACCTTAGTCCCGACTAACGCCATCGTCTTTGCCCTGAGTGCTTCTGGTACGTCTAAAGACAAATCCCTGAACACTCTTCGCAAAGCGTTGAATGAAGGTTACGAGCATTTAGAGGGAGTTCGTCGTGAGTACGCCAGAGAACGCGCTGAAAAAGTAGCCATTCTTGAGGGTGACCGTAAAGAAAATTGGGAAAAGTACTACCGTACTCCAAAGCCTTTGCAGGCTGGTTTGGGTACTGTTGAAGGTCTTATGCACCATTTTGCGGAAATTTCGCAGAATCCTCTTGGTGCAGGATCACTTACCAGTTCGGAAATTGGTTCAGAGCTACAGACCAATGGTGCAATGGTAGATATTATCAAGACCATTGCTGTTGCTTATGACCTGGGAAATATCCCGGCTAAGATCGTTAAGTCCCATGAGAATCAGACGCAAGCGGTTAAGAATCTACCGGTCAATGCGTTGTTCTTCGGATCTCAGGAAGCTTTGCTGTTTAACAATGAAATTAAATCTAAGTTCCGACTTGTGTTTAACACGCAGTTGGCACGAAGAAGTATTTTCACATTCACACCTGAAGTAGCTTCGCCTCTGCGAATAAGCTCTATTGATGAGCTTTACGCTATGAAGGAAAAGGAACGTTCAAGAGTTCTGGCTGCCCAGCAGACGCTTCAGAATATGACAGCGCATCTTGTTGAGAAAACAACCCAGGAACCTCTCGAAATTACCAAGAACGCCGATAAGCTGTTTGACGTATTTTTGGAGTTCAATTCTATTGAATCCGAAGACATGCCTAATAAGTTTCCTATTGCGAAACTAAGCCGCAAGCACAAGCAGTGGCTGGCTTTGAAACTCGCTGGAACCTACGCGATTCTTGCTAATAGTGAGCTCATAACTGAGAAGATGTACGCTACAGCAATTAACACTGTTGAAATGTTGTCTCCAGACTTGAGCAACTTTGAGCGTGAATTGATTAAGGAACCATACGAGCAGCTATCCGATATGTGCCGGTTCAAGGCGCAAGAAGGCGACTTCTACCTATCGCTGCATGAGCTGCGGAAGATGTCCTATGTGACAGGTTCTGGCTCAAGCAAGAGCAAGGTGGAGGAATTAGCTACGTTGGCCAATTCTTACGATCCCGACGGTTCGTATACCATAGAAGACAACGGTATCAGGTACAAAGAGATCATAAAAACTGATATTGTTGGCGTGTCATTCAAAATCTTTGATACGACTCTTGCAGGCAAAGAGCTTAAAGAGTTTATGGCAAGAAACTCATCTGATGGCTATACATTCTACGAAACAAACTTTAATGAGCTGGAGTTGTTACTTAGCGAAAACGCTACTTACTCTCCATTTGCATTTAAGGACGGCGTTCGTAAGAAGGAAAACCTCATCGGTGGCACTAAGTTCGTGGTGCTAGACGTCGATAAGTCACAGCTCACAGATGAAGAAGTCCATGTACTTTTAAGCGAGTATAATCATTATGTGGTACGCACTAGCGATCCTAACAACGAGTTCAAATTTCGAGTTATTATGGAGTTGGATTCTATGGTGGATATTGATGAGCGCATGTGGAAGGCTTTTCTGGAGGAGTTAAGTGAAGACCTAGGTCTAATCATTGACGTACTGCCACAAAGCCAGATATTCCTCAGCTTCGCTAACCGTAAAATCCTAACCAAGCTGGACGGTGAAAGCCTATCTACCAAAAGTCTTTTGGAGAGAGCTTCTCTTCGTATTAGGGACAAGCCTAAACCTGCGTCTTCACTTCCTACAAAGGAAAAGCAGCATAAGCTTGAAGACCCACAGGAAACGTTCATGTATGCGTTTAATGCGGGCCCTGGAGAGCGTTCACGTCTGATGTACCGTGCACTAGCACATGCCATCGACTTGGGTGCTGACCGTTCTTACATTCGCCAGATGGCTGATGAAATAAATGGTTACTGGGTTGAACCTATGGACAAAGGGCGTCTTGAACGTACTTTGGTGGGGCCTGCGCTTAGACGCATACCGTAAGAGGTTTAGACTATGTGGTTGTACCGTGAAAATGAGATCCACAGCCATGATGACCTGCTGCCCGAGTGTACTGATATTGTTTACTGGATAACGTATACTAACGGGCAGAACTACTTAGGCAAAAAGGCGGTGCGGAGTATTCATACCAAACCGCCGCTTAAAGGAAAAAAGCGTAAACGTAGAGTTGCCGTGACCCTCCCCTTCGTAAATTACGAGGGAAGCCACGACAAGGTTGGATTAGAAATTGAATCCAAAGAGATCTTGTATCAATGCTCAACCCGCAAAGCATCTACATATTTGGAGACTGCTCTGCTATTTCACTACGATGCGATATTTGACCCTGCGTTTTTAAATGAAAATATCGGCGGAAAATTCTTCAACAACGATCTTAATGGGTTGTTGGAATAACAAATTTGCTTCACTTAGCAAAGTAATTGTCTACGTGAGTCCTAAAGGCCTGGGCTATTGATAAAGCACCGCATAAGTGAAGCAGCCATATTTGCTCTTGTTGTCAGTCCACAACGCTAGGAAGCTGCTGATTGGGCCCTAATTGCTGCATACGGCATGGTGGTCTGTAGCAAGAGCAGCACTATTAGGAGGTTTAATGGCGATTATAAAAGTAAACTATGAAGTTTACGGATCATCGTTTCTTATAAGCAAAGCGTTAAACCGTCTTTTGGATTACCCAAGACTTAGTTTCGATACTGAAACTAAAGGAATCTACACCAAAGCTGAGCGTGCTGAAGCTGTGCAACTGCTTAAAGACGAGGGTTTACCTCTTGAGCACAAGCGCCTAGCCTATCAGGTTGCCGCTAACACTGGTCTGTCGTTTCCTTCATTAGTTAATGTGACGCACTTCATATTTGGTTTAGATGAAGCTAACAGCATTATCATTCTGTCAGATGATCCGAAAACTGAGTTGAAGGTGTGGGACTGGGTAAAATCCTACCCAGGAACATTGGCAATCCATAATGCTTTATTTGATTTGAAAATCATGTACCACAGAGTAGGTGCTCTTCCTAACGATTACGTCGACACATCTCTGATGGCAAAATGTTTAATAAACCACACACAAATTTGGAAAGCTAAGACTGACCTTAAAACTTTAATGGGCAGGCACTATGACCCTAAGTGGTCTGCGTTCGATTCTTATGAGCCAGACGACATACGGAATAAAGCTTTTCTTGATTACGCAGCTATTGATGGCGCAGCTCTGATGTTGCTCTGGAAAGAAGTGGAGGGCATGTTTTATGAGGCCAATTGAGCATTTACCAATAAAAATGCCATGGGAGCATGATCCGGGCCCTGAATTTTTTTACAGAAACATTGTGCACCCGATAATTCCCGACATGCTTGATCTTATGACTGTTGGGTTAACTATCGACCAAGAAGCTGTTGAAGAGCTTCGAGTAACCATTACTGACGTTCTAAGTAATGTGGACTCAACGTTAGCCAAAAATCCACTTATTTTGCGTCACCAGAAAGAGGTTCTTCCCCGTGCTCAGCAAGAACACGCTGATAAAGCCACTGCGGCTACTAGAACTCCGGAGTATTACCTTTCCGAGTTTAAGCCGTCAGATATGGTTCACCGAACATGGGTTATGAACACTTACTTGAAGTCAATCTCTCGGTCCAAGGACTGCAGGGACAAGTGGCCGGTAGCTGGGATGAAGAAATACAACATATTTCTATCTGACCCGTTCATCAAGTCACTTGTAGATAAGTCGACTTCATCACAGAATCAGCATGTCATTAGTGGCATGCGTGCACTGGCTGAGTATAAGTCTGAATTATGGAATCGTCCTAGAGAGGAAAAGGCTAAAGAGCCTGTGACTCTGGACAACTTCAATCCTGGGAGCAACAAGCAGATGCGAGAATTTTTCGCAATGCTTGGCATTGAGCCTATGGAATACTCTGCCAAAACTGGTGAGGCTTCCTGGGACAGGGAAGCTGTTGAGCAAGTGCTGAAAACTACTGATGATCCAGACCTTAAACAGTGTCTGGTTGCATTTGTCGATCATTCCTTTGGGGGAATTATTCGATCAAACTTCTTAAAAGCTTTCGATACTTACACGATAGACGGAAAACTACACGGAAACATGCGTGTATTTGGGGCTAAAACCTTCCGTCCTACGTCCAACAGCCCGAACTTGCTAAATATGCCTAGTACTAAGTCTATTTACGCAAAACCTCTTAAACGCTGTTTCAGGGCCCCTGACGGCATGGTGGTTTTTACTGCTGACCTCAGTGCGCTGGAAGATCGAGTTATTGCGAATCTGACCAAGGATACGAACAAGTGCAACATATTTTTAGAAGGCCTTGATGGCCACTCTCTAAATGCTTGTGGCTACTTCGGTCCTGAACTTGTTCCCTTTTTGGGAACTAATACTGACAACGTGGCTTACGTTAAAAAGTTTATGGAATCTTTCGACAATGATCACCCGGAAATTAAGAAGTTTCGCCAAAAATCTAAGGGGCCAACCTTCAAGCTTGCTTATGGTGGATACCCTGACGACCACAAAGGTGGTGTGATTACCCAAGAGATTTTCGACAGGTATCACAACATCTTGTACCCAGGTATTACAGAATACCGTGAAAACTATGTACTGCCCACTGCTCGAGAGCAAGGGTACCTGCATCTTGGTCTTGGTTGTCGTCTCTATACAGATGACGCAAGTAAAGACATCAGGACTTTGCACAATTCCACAGTACAGTTCTGGAGTATCTTGACGCTTATTGCAGTTAATGAGCTCAATCATCGGATAAGAGAAGAAAAGCTTTCTGACATTATCCAAGTGACTTCCACTATTTACGACAGCATCTACACCCAAGCAATTAAGGACGCTGACGTTATTAAGTGGTTGAACGACAATATGATTGAGGTTTTGTGTACCAAGTATTTAGAAGACGAAACCATAAGCAACGAAGCTTCTGGTGAGGTCGGCTACAACTGGGCAGACTTAACCAAGGTTCCTAACGGTGCCTCTGTAGATGACATAAAAGTTATCTTGAGGGACTTGTAGTGAAGCCAACAAAGATTGGGAAAAAGCCCAGGAAACGAATCAGAAAACTACTGTGGAAAACTTTTGGTAGTGAC